ACGCCATGCGACACGCGGCAAGTCGGTTTCAACGGCCCGGGGTGGCCGGATCGCCGCCGTGCCGGCGCCAGACTGACCGGAGCGGGCCTGTGGCGGCCCAGGCCGGTGCCCGTGGCCACCGGACGCTCTCGGAGCCCTACAGCGCCCAGTTCAACCCGACCCCAGAACGGAGTGTGACGGGATGCCGCGACCTGGCCGTCGTCCTCGACCGACGGCGCTGAAGATCCTGGAGGGGGAGCGGCCCTCGAGGATCAACGACGACGAGATGGCCGTGGTCCCTGGTGTCCCGGGCCTGCCGGGCGAGCTCGACCCGGACGTCGCCGGCGTGTTCGCCGAGCTGGTCGAGCTGCTCGAGCCGACCGGGGTGCTGACCGCCCTCGACGGCCTGGCCCTCGCAGCGTTCGCCCAGGCCGTGTCGACCCATCGCCGGGCCGCGGCACTCGAATCGAGCGTCGGGCCGCTCGTGCTCGACGAGCGTGGCCAGCCTCGACAGAACCCGGCGAACCGGGTGCGCCGCGACGCCGGCCGGGACATGCTGCGCTGGTGCGCCGAGTTCGGCATGACCCCCTCGGCCCGCTCCCAGATCGCCCGGCGGTTCGCCGGCGGCACCCAGATGGGCGCCTCGCCCAACCAGGTCGCCGCCAAGTACCTCACCGGAGGCGCCTCGTGATCTCGCACGCTGACGCCAAGGTCGCTGGACGACTGCACGTGCACCGCTTCACGCTCCGGGAGGGCACCCGCGGTATCCGAACCTTCGTCCACCTCTACCAGCAGGAAGACGGCGAAGACCGCAAGGAGCTGGCCGAGGCCTCGTGCGAGGCGTACATCGCATCAGGCGCCCGAAGCACCGGCATCTCACTACAGCTCGGCAGCACCGCCAGCGTGAAGTTCTTCGCCGGTGTCGCTCACTTCTTCAACGTATGGCTCAAGATCGGCTCCGGTCGGCTCGCAGGCAACCTCTACCGCAAAGGCGGCAGAACCTACGAGTGGTCTCAGAAGCTGAGCGACAAGACCGTCGCCTCGGTCTCCATCCACAGCGGATCCGTCTGGTGGGAGCTGTGGCAGAAGCGCCACGAGTGGCACTCGTCGACACCGCGCTGGCGGAACGGCTACTTCAACCCGACCGACTGGGCACTCGGCCGACGGGTCTACTCGAAGCAGGTCGTCGAGGGACCCGTCGAAGTCACCGTCCCGATGCCCGAGGGCGGCTATCCGGCGGTCGTCACGATCGAGTTGGGCACGTGGAAGCGCCCGCGGTGGCCGTGGCCTATGCACCTCCACGCCTACAACATCGACATCCTCAAGCCCGACGGTGAACCGAACGGCTACATCCCGGTCCCGGGCAAGGGCGAGAACAGCTACGACTGTGGCGGCGATGGCACGTTCTCGATGAGCGGACCCGGTCGCACCATTGAGGAAGCGATCGCTGGCATGGTCGAGAGCACCCTCGCAACCCGCCGCCGTCGCGGTGTCGCCGCTGACTACGCGGAGCCGATCTCGTGATCACCGGCGATCTGAGCTGGACACAGCCGGCGTGCAACCGGTGCTTCGAGGCCCGCCACCCCGGTAAGACGCCGTCCCGGCTCGTCGATCCCGACGTCGAGGTGTGCTGCTTCTGCGGCGCCGCCACCCCCTCGGGCATCTTCGTGCGGGTCGACCCGACGACGGTCCCGCACGCCCACCGGCTCCGGGACGACGGGACGTGAACCTCGACCTCGCCGTGCTGTCGATCGTGGCGATCGTGCTCGTCATGCTGCTCGTGTTCGGGTTCGCCGCCGCCGGAGGCCACCGGAAGGATCGGCCGCGGTGACGCCGGACTTCGGGACGTTCGTGATCATCGTCGTGGTCGTCGCGGCGTTCGCCGTCGCCATGTACGTCGCCGGGGACCGCCGGCCGTGAGCGGACCGATCTGGCCGCCGGGTGAGGTCGACTGGGTGGTGCGCGGCGCCCGGGTCGTGGTCGAGGACGACCGGTATAGCTATCACGGTGAGACCGGCGTCGTGCTGTCGAGGGCGAAGTACACGGCGCTCGTGCGCCTCGACGCCGGCGAGACCGTCGACGCCGGACTCTCATCCCTGAAACCGGAGGCGACCCTTGGCGATCCGTGATGACGACGGCTGCGAAGTCTGCATGGGCCGGGCCGACACGGTCGGCACGGTGGCGTTCGTGCTCGACGGCATCGACGTCGTCGTCGCCACGTGCCGGGACTGCATGGCCGCCGTGTTCACAGCGATGACCGACCGGGCGAACGACGCCGCCACGACGATCAACGCCGAGATCGACGCCCTCCTGCGCCTCCTCGGGAAGCCGGGCTCGTGAACCAGGTCGTGGCCATCGGCGACTGCTGGCTGTGCGGCCGCACGTTCCTATTCGACGCCGACGCCGTGCCGTCGATCTGGGTCGACTCGGCCACGATGTTGTCGACACCGGATGACTGGATCCTGCCGGAGACGGCCGTGCGCGAGCCCGTGTGGCTACCGGTGTGCCCAGGCGGTCACGACGGTGCGGCTCGACCGCGGCGTCACCGACCTGCACGGCGAGCGCTGGGCCCGCCTGTCGTGATCTCGCGGGGGTGGATCGTGGGGGTCGCCCTGGCGGTGGTGGCCGGCATCGGGCTGGACCGGGCGTTTCTCATCCACCGGCTGCGGCGCCGGCAGGCCCGTGATCATGCGACCCGGGCCGAGCTGCTGGCCGAGATGCCGGTGCGGAGCGTGCCGCCGGTCCGCGGTGTCGTGATCGACGCCGGCGGCGGGCAGGTTGGGATCATGGTCGAGCGGGACGTCGAGGGCTATCCGGCGGTCGGGACACCGGTGGCGCTGGTCGAGACCGGGCCGTCGGTGCTCGAGGATCGCCCGGACCCGTGAACAAGGGCGCGGCGTTCGCGGAGTGCGCGACGTCGAAGGCGCCGCTCCGGGACGGGAACCGCAAGTCGTGCGACCGGTGTGACCGTCGGGGCCGGCACTTCTGCGGGCCGCGGGCGGCGCACGTCGTCGGGTTCATTCAGGAATGCGCGGTGCACACGAAGTCGAGGTGGGCGCGCAAGCCGTTCCTGCTGACCGACTGGCAGCGCCGGGAGATCGTCGAGCCCGTGTTCGGGTGGGTCGAGTGGTCCGCCGAGTTTGAGCAGTGGGTGCGGGTGTACCGGGTGATCTGGCTCTCCGCTGGCCGCAAGAACGGCAAGTCGGAGCTGCTGGCCGCCCTGGCCCTGTACCTGCTGCTGGCCGACGGCGAGCAGGGCGCCGAGCTGATCGGCTGTGCCGGCACCCGCCGGCAGGCCGGCAAGGTGTTCGCCGTCGCGGTGCGGATGATCCAGTTGTCCCCGGCGCTGTCCGAGCTGCTGGCCATCGGCGAGATCTCGATCACGAAGCACGACGGCGCCCGGATCGCGCACATTCCGACCGGGTCCTGGTACGAGTGCATCTCGGCCGATGCCGATAACGCGCTGGGGGAGAACATCCACGGGTGCCTGTTCGACGAGGTGGCCACCCAGCCGAACGACGCCCTGTGGCACGCCGTGCGGACCTCGATGGGCACCCGGCCGCAGGCGATTCTTATCGCAGCGACGACCGCGGGGGACCGGACGCATGGGTTCGCCGCCCGGGAGGCCGCCTACTGCAAGCGGGTCGCGGCGGACCCGGGCCTCGACCGCCGGCGGTACGTGTGGATCCGGGCCGCCTCGCCGGCGGCTGCGGTGAACGACCCGACGGCGTGGGCCGCGGCCAACCCGGCGCTCGGCCACTTCCTGTCGCCGGCGGCCCTGGCCGACGAGGCGGCCGAGGCGATGATCGACCCGCGCAAGGCGAAGGCGTTCCGCCAGTACCGGCTCAACACGTGGCAGCGACCCGAGTCCCGGTGGCTGCCGGCCGGCCGCTGGCGCACCGGCCACCCGATCGACCGGGCGACCCTCGCCGGGCGGCGGGCGCACGGCGGCGTCGACCTGGCCGCCGTCTCCGATCTGACGTCGCTGTGCTGGTTCTTCCCGCCCCCCGACGAGGAGGGCCGGGCCGCCGCGCTGTGGCACCACTACGTGCCCGCCGCCGCGGTCGAGCGCCTCGACGAGATCACGTCCGGGTCGTTCAGCCAGTGGATCGCCGACGGCTGGGTCACGGTGACCCCCGGCGAGGTCGTCGACTACCGGCCCATGCGGGCCGACATCGCTGCGGGGTACCGGGACTTCGCGCTCAATGACCTCGGGATCGACCGGTGGAACAGCTCGGAGACCGTCACGTGGGCGCAGGAGAACCTGCCGCGCCTCGAGGTGTCCCTCGTGTCCCAGTCGTTCATCGGCCAGTCGGCGGCGCTGAAGGCCATCGACCGGCTGCTGCGCGAACGGCGCCTCGACGTCGGCGCCGACCCCGTCGCTGCGTGGTGCGCCGCGTGCTGCGAAGTCGTTCAGGACCGGGCAGAGAACATCAAGCTGACGAAGCCGGATCGGGCGCGGGCCGCGGCCCGGATCGACGACGTCGCCGCGCTGGCCAACGCCGTCGACGGCTGGCTGCGGGCGCCGGCACCGAAGAAGAAGGGCCGCGCCGTCGGCTTCTGAAGGGTCCGGGACGCAAGCCACGTCCCCGCCCGGCGAGCGTATCCCGGTGCTGTGACGGCGGAGCGCGCTAGAACCTGAGGGTGACCGACCCGACCCGCCGCCCTCGCACAGACCCGGCGCAGGTTCTGGCCGGGGTGCTCGTGCTGGTGGTCCTGGTCGCGGTCGTGCTGGGGATCGCCACGCTGATCATCTGGTGGTGGCGCACGGTCATCGGGTGACCGGCCGGTCACCGCGCCTAGCCTTCAGGCCGTGGCCGACGATCGAACGCCCGAACAGTGGCGTGATGTCCTGCTGCGCGAGCTTGCGGCGCGCCAGCTCGAGCTCGACATCCGCTTCGCCTACTACGACGGCGACCACCCGCTCCCTCGGGCGCCGGCCGCGGCCCGTGAGGCGTACCAGCGGTTCCTGCGCCAGTCCCGGTCGAACTGGGTGCAGCTCGTCGTCGACGCTGTCGCCGAACGCCTGCAGGTCGTCGGGTTCCGCTTCGGTGGCGACGAGACCGGCGACCGCGACGCCTGGGCGATCTGGCAGGCCAACGGCCTCGACGCCGACTCGGAGCTGTCCCAGACCGACGCCCTGACCGGTGGCGTGTCGTACGTGTCGGTGTGGCCCGACGAGGACTCGCCGGTCGGGGTCACGATCGCGGCCGAGCACCCGACCCAGACGATCGTGGCGTTCGATCCCCGCCGGCGCCGGCGTCGGGTGGCGTCGCTGAAGGCGTGGGTCGACGGCGATCGCTGGATGTGCTGGGTGGCCACTCCCGCCGAGACGGTGACGTGGTCGGCGCCCGCCGCCGGCGCCGCGCTGGCCGTGCAGCCGGGCTCGTGGGAGGAGGTCGACCAGACCGAGAACCCGTTGCACGAGGTGCCGGTGATCGAGCTGCGGCCGTGGCCGCGCACCCGGCCGCTGCAGCCCGGCCAGGTCCCGGGCCGCTCGGAGATGGACGGCGTCCTCGACATTCAGAATCGGATCAATACGACGACGTTCAACCGGATCATCGCCACCGAGTACGCCGCCTACCGGCAGAAGTGGGCGACGGGCCTCGAGGCGCAAAACAAGCGCGACCCGACCACGGGCGACGAGGTCCTCGATCCCGTCACCGGGCTCCCCATCCCCGTGTCGCCCTACGACACGGCCGTCGACCGGCTCTGGGTCGCGGAAGACCCGGGCGTGAAGTTCGGCGAGTTCGGCGAGTCCAACCTGGCGGGCTACATCAACGCGGCCCGGTCCGACGTCGAGCAGCTGGCCGCCATCACCAAGACGCCACCGCACTACCTGCTCGGATCGATCGTCAACGCCTCGGGCGACGCGCTGAAGGCCGCCGAGACCGGGCTCGTGTCGAAGGTGCGTCGCCGGGCCGGGCACTTCGGGGAGGGCTGGGAAGACGTGATGCGCCTGGCGTTCACCGCCACCGGCGACGCTCGGGCCGTCGACTTCGAGGCCGAGGTCATCTGGCGGGACTTCGAGACCCGGTCCGAGGGCGAGCGGGTCGACGCGCTCATCAAGATGGCCGCGCTCGGCGTACCGCGCCCGGTCCTGTGGCAGCGCTGGGGTGCCTCACCGCAGGAGGTCACCCGGTGGCAGGCCATGGAGGCGGACGCCGCCCTGCTGGCCGCCATCGGCGGCGCGCCGCTGCCCGGTGAACCGGCGCCGGTACCGGTGTGAGCATCACCCCCGTCGATCGGCTGATGGACGGCTACGCCCGGGCGCACTACCGGTACGGCGAGGCCATCGCGGCCACGATCGGCCGCCAGTTCGTGACCGTCGGCGCCGTCGACGACCAGGCCGCCGCGGTGTTCATCGAACGGGCCTCCTCGACGGCGGCCGCCGGCCGGGACGGGGTCGCTCGGCTGTCCTCGACGTTCCTGGCCCGCCAGGTCGCCATGATGTCCGACGGCGAGATCCGGACCGTCGAGATCCCGCCCGGCGCCCTGGAGACCGAGGCGCTGCGCTCCGGGCTCACCGACGAGCAGCTGTGGATGCGCCCGATGATCACCGCCCGGGCCGCGCTGGCCGCCGGCGTCGTGTTCGCCGCCGCGCTGGCCAAGGGCCAGGCCGTTGCCGCCATGACCGCGCACACCGACGTCGCGCTGGCCCAACGCTGGGCGGCCCGCCACGCCCTGGCCGACGACGAGCGGGTCATCGGCACCCGCCGGGTCCCGGGCTGGTCGAGCTGCACGATGTGCGCCGGCAACGCCGACCGGGTGTACCGGGTCCTCGAGCTGCTGCCGATCCACTCGGCCTGCCGCTGCACCGTGTCCGCCGTGGTGGCCGGCCGCGACCCCGCCGGCCGCCGGAACGAGGTCACGGCCCGGGCCGCGGCCAAGCCGCCGGCGGAGCGGGTCGAGATCGACCACAGCACCGAGATCGCACCCAGCCTCGTGGAGGTGACCTGAGATGCCCGACCAGCCCGACCCCTCGACTGCCGAGCCCGATCAGCCCGAGACCGACCCGCCACCCAAGCCCGACCCGGAGCCCGATACCGAACCGGCCGACCTCAAGAAACTTCAGGCGACGTTGGCGGCTGAGCGGCGGGCGCGGGTCGCGGCGGAGCGCGAGGCCGCCAAGCTGCGCGACGAGCACGCCACCGACGCCGACAAGGCCCTGGCCGCGGCCCGCGACGAGGGCCGCCGCGAGGCGCTCGGTCAGATCTCGGCCCGCATGGTCGACGCCGAGGTCCGCGCCGCCGCCGCCGGGCGCCTCGCGGACCCGGCCGACGCGGCCCGGCTGCTCGACGTCGCCACGTTCGTCGATGACGACACCGGCGAGATCGATCGGGCCGGCATCGGCGCGGCCATCGACGAGCTCATCGAAGCGAAGCCGTACCTGAAGGCCGGGGAGCCGGCGCGCAACGGGCACCCACCGCCGGCGGCGCCGCAGGGCACCCGGCCCGGCCCGGCCGTCGAGGGTGACGGCGACGCGTTCCTGCGCCGGGTGGCGCGCGGCAACTGACCGACCGGTCATACTGAACCCGAGCCGGGACGACGTGATGTCAACCGGCGGGCCGGCAACGGCCGGGCGCGTGATGCGCCGAACCCCGGAGTGACGGCGCGATGCCAATCCCCGAGGTCGAGCTGAGCTGTATTCGACCATCGAAGGGAGGGCGCTGCCGTGCCCGTCATCGACTCGACGTTGATCCCGACGTCGATCAGCACCCAGATCATCGGCGCCGTCACCGAGCAGTCAGTCGTGATGAAGCTGGCCAACCGCCAGCCCATGCCGACCGGCGCCACATCCGTCCCGATCCTCAAGACCCTCCCGACGTCGGGCTGGGTCAACGGCCACGGCGGCCGCAAGCCGGCCACGACCATCGAGTGGACCTCGGACAACATCGTCCCCGAGGAAGTCGCCGCGGTCATCGCCGTCCCGCAGTCGCTGATCGACGACAGCGGCATCCCGATCTGGCCTGCCGTGCAGCAGGCCATCGTCGACGCCGTCACCTACAGCATCGACTCGGCGATCCTGTTCGGCGAGAACGCGCCACCGACGTTCCCGGTCGACGGCATCGCCGGTCAGGCCCTCGCCGCGGGCCGGGTAGCGCACGCACCCGCAGCCGGTCCGCCCGTCGTCGACATCGCCGAGGCGATCAACCAGGCGATGGCCGACGTCGAAGCCGACGGCGTGATGCCGACCGGGCACGCCGCGGACGTCACGCTCAAGTCGAAGCTGCGCGGCCTGCGCACGACGACCGGCGAGCCGCTGTTCGTCCCGAACCTCGGCGCCGGCATGTACGACACCATCTGGAACCTGCCCGTTGCCTGGTCGGCGTCGGGCGCGTTCGACATCACCGTCGCCGATCTGATCACCGGCGACTGGTCCAAGGTGATCGTCGGTGTCCGTCAGGACATCCGGGTCGAGACCTCGACCGACGGCACGATCGTCGACTCCGCCGGCAAGGTGCTCGTGTCCGCGTTCCAGGACAACCAGGTGCTGATGAAGGTGTTCGCCCGCCTGGGCTACGTCATCGGCATCCCGGTCAGCCGCCGGGCGAACGGCCCGGCGTTCCCGTTCGGGCTCGTCAAGTCCGGCACCGGCGTCGGCACGTTCGCCGCCCGCGGCGCCGAGGGCGACGAGACCGGCGACGAGACCGGACCCGCCGCCAAGACCACCAAGCGCTGAGTCCCGAGGGGTCGGGGGAATGGGCGCGCCGCTGTGTGAGATCGCCGACGTCGAGGCGCTCATCGGCGCGCCCGTCCCCGCCGACCGAGTCCCCGGCGTCACCCGGCTCATCGAGCTGGCGTCGGGGGTCGTGGCCGCCGGCTGCCGGACGCTGCCGACGATCACACCCGACGTGGTCACCACGGTCACCGCAACCCTGGTGACCCGCCAGTACCTGAACCCGTCGATGGCGTCGTCGGAGGGCCTGGCCGGCTACCGGATCAGCCACTCGGCGCATGGCCTGGTCCTCACGGACGCCGACCGTGCCGCCCTGGGCGACTGGGCCGCGGTGCCGGCCGGCAAGGGCGCCTACAGCGTCCTCACCCCCTCGCCGTTCGCCTACGGGAACGAGCAGCCCGGATGGCCGTTCGTGCTCGTCGACGAGGAGCCCGTCCCGTGAGCGTCGCCGCGCTCGCCCGGCGCCCGGCGTTCCTGCACCGCCGCCTCGGCGACATCGGCGCCGTCGACCCCTACAACGCGGACCTCGGCGAGTGGGAGGCGACCCCCACCCGGGCGTACGGCACCCAGCGGCGGGCGAACGAGCAGACCGACGACGGCGGGATGGTCTCGGTCGAGGACTGGTCGCTCGTCTGGGCCGACGACCTGCCGGCGGCGGCCGCCGACCGGCTCGACATCACCGGCATCGGCCTGTTCGAGCTCGTCGGGCCCGCGCAGCGGGTCGTGCACCCCCAGACGAACCGGTTCAGCCACGTCGAAGCGACCGGGCGGCTGGTGACCTGATGGCCGCCAAGGTCTCCCTCGACGTCGACGTCACCTTCAGCCCGGACCCGGGCGGGTACCGCGACATCGGGTTCATGCCGGGCATGCGGCCCTTCACGACCGAGACCGCCACCCGCTACGCCGCGCTCGCCCGCCAGTTCACGCCGGCGAACACGGGCCGGGTGCGCCGCGCCATCCGCGTGATGGTCCCGGGCGCCGACCGCCGCTCGGTGTACACGGGCGTGCGGGCCAGCTGGTCGTTCTGGCACTTCGTCGAGTTCGGCACCGCCCACCAACGCCCGGCGGCACCGTTCCGCAACGCCGCCGGCGCGCTCGGCCTGCACTTCGATGACTCCGGCCGGGGGTCGTGATGGCGCTCGTCACGATGCCCGACGTCGAACGGCTCGTCATCGACGCCCTCATCGCCGATCCCGACGTCGCCGCGCTCGTCTCGGGCCGCGTCTACGGCGCGCTCCCGAACGCCAAGGTGTTCCCTCTCATCCGGGTCGTTCGCTACGGCGGCCAGATGATCGACGGCGGCGACCCGTTCTGGGCCGACGCGCCGGCCCTGCAGATCGACACGTGGGCCGACCGCAAGGCCGAAGCCGTCGGCCTGGCCGAGGTCGTGCGCGCCGTGTGCGCCCAGCGCCTGGCCGGCACCCATCCCGGCGGCGTCGTCGCCGGCGTCGGCATCGGCACCTCCGTCTACGACCCCGATCAGTCGTTCAACCCGGCGAAACCGAGGGTGCGCCTCTCGCTCGATCTGGTCACCCGGCCGGTCCCGGCCGGCCCGTTCGCTCACAGCTCGCCTCTCGCGGCCGCCCCGCGGGAGACCGAACCGACCGGGCCGTCCCCGGTCAGAAAGTAGGACCCCGCATGACCGTTCAACTGAACGCCTACCAGCCCGACGCGGACGGCGACCCGCTGCTCGTGTACGCGGACGTCACCGAGGCCCAGTGGCCGGTGACGATCGCCTGGGGTGACGGCTCGACCGACCAGGTCCCCGCCGACGACGAAGAGGACATCGAGCACACCTACCGCCAGGGCGGCTCGTTCAACGTGACGGCCACCGACGCCGCCGGCGCCTCTTCCCAGTCGACCGTGACGCTGCCCTTCAGCGAAGCCCGGGCGGCGTCGGCCGCCGCCGGCGCGACCCCGATGGCGGCCGGCGGCGCCAAGGGCGACCCCGACGCCGTCGTCCTCGGCCCGGGCCTGCTCTTCGTCGGCGACACGAGCGCCGCCGACCCGCCCGACGCCACGACGCCGCCGTCGGCGACCGCGTTCCGGCCGGTCGGCTACACCGAGGAGGGCTCGTCGTTCGCGTACGAGACGACGTCTGAGGACATCACGGTCGCCGAGGAGAACGACCCGATCCGCACCGTCCCGACCGGCACCTCCTCGACGCTGTCGTTCTCGATGGCCGAGATGACGTGGGAGAACCTGCTCCTCGCCCTCAACGCCGGATCGTCGGCCGGTACGACGCCGCCGACGGCGCCGACGCTGATCGAACCGGTCGAGCCCGGCACCGAGCAGCGCGTGAAGCTCATCTGGGACTCCGACTACGGGTCCCGGTGGATCTTCCGGCAGTGCATCCAGTCCGGGACGCTCACGATCGACCGCAAGAAGGCACCTGACAAGGGCCTGCTGCCGGTCGAGTTCAAGTGCGAGAAGCCGCCCACGGGCGCGCCGTTCGCGGTGATCCCGAGTGCCAGCGGGCTTGTCTGATGCATCTCGGCGAGCTGGCTGCCGCGAAGGCCGAGACGACCGCCGAGCCGATCACGTTCGACTGGCACGGCCACAAGATCCGGTGCCGGGCCGAGCTGCCGGCGCTGCCGCTGCTCGAGCTGGCCGCCACGGGCGACGAGCTGAAGGACACGGCCGCGGAGGACGACTTCATGGTCGTCGGCGCCGCGTTCTACCGGTTCCTCGAATCGGTGATCGACCCGGGCGACTGGTCGGTGTTCCGGCGGGTCTCGACCCAGCAGGGCGACGGCCCGGAGCAGCTCCTGCCGCTCGTCGAGCAGCTGGGAGCCGCGATCTCGGGACGCCCTACCGGGCGGCGATCCGCCTCGCCCGGTGGGCCGCCACGAACTACGGGTACCTCGACGGGACCGTTGCCCTCGCGGGCATCGACCTCGGACGTGTCAGTGCTCGCCGGCTGACCAACATCGCCTACGCGGTCCTCACCCGTGGTCTCGACGACGACGGCGTGACCCGCCTCAACGCCAACCTCCTTGAACCGGTCCTGACTGACCGGGCTCGTCGGCGGATCGCGCAACGCCACCGCCGGGTCGCGGTCGCGCGCTTCGGAGGGGAGGTGCTCGCCTCGTGACCACGATCGGTGACGCCTTCGTCGCCATCCGCCCGGACCTGTCGGGGTTCGCGGCGGAGACCAACCGCGGCGTGTCCGGCGCGCTCGCCGGCGTCGGTGACGCCCTCGCCGGTGTCGGCCGGGCCGTGTCCACGGCGTTCACGATCGGCGCCACCGCCGCCGCCGGCTTCGGAGCCGCCGCGGTGGCCGCCGGCAAGGACTACAACGTCCTGTCCCAGACCTCGACCGCGGCGTTCAAGACGATCCTGGGCTCGGCCGACGCCGCCCAGGAGATGATGGGCAAGATCGCGGCGTTCGCCAAGACGAGCCCGTTCCCCCGTCAGGCGTTCATCGAGGCCACCCAGCAGATGCTGGCCTTCGGGTTCTCGGCCGACAAGGTCGTGCCGACCCTCGACGCCATCCAGAACGCCGTGGCGGCCACCGGCGGCGGCGCCGCCCAGATCGGTGAGATCGCCGACGTCCTCTCCAAGGTCCAGTCGACCGGCAAGTTCAGCGCCGATGTCCTGAACCAGCTCGGCGTGCGCGGCGTCGACGCCGCCAAGCTGATCGGCGCCGAGATGGGTCTGACGTCGAACCAGATCCGCTCACAGATCACCGAAGGCACCCTCGACGCCGGCAAAGCCCTCGACGCCCTCACCGCCGGCATGGCCAAGTCCTTCGCCGGCGCCGCCGCCGGCGTGAAGGAGACCTGGGTCGGTGCCACCGACCGGATCCGCAGCGCCACCCGCGACATCGGCTCCATCATCGTCGAGCCGTTCATCTCCAAGGCCGGCGGCGGCATGGCCGTCACCTGGGCCAACGACATCGCCAACGCCCTGCGCGGCCTCGAACCGGCGATCGCGCCACTGGTCAGCATCGTCGTCGAACGGCTCGGCCCGGCGCTCGGGTCCGTCACGCCGATCATCGAGAAGGTCACCGGGCTGTTCAAGGGCATCGACAGCACCGAGATCACCGGCGCCGTCGACAGCCTCTCCGGGCTCGCACCCATCCTCGGACCACTGGCCGGCGCCATGCTGGCGGTCGGCGGAGCGAACATCGCCGATCAGCTCGGCCCGCTCGGCCAGCTCGTCCCCACCCTCTCGCCGATCACCGCCGCGCTCGTCGGGATGGCGATCGCCACGCCGTCGGTGCGCGAAGCGATCGGTGAGCTGGCCGGCGCCATCGGCCCGCTCGTCGCCGACCTCGGGTCCGCGCTGCTGCCGGTCCTCGACGCCCTCAGCGTCGCTGTGTCGATGATCGCACCCATCTTCGTGCAGCTCGTCACCGCGGCCATCCAGCCGTTGATGGGTGCGCTGATCCCGCTGATCCCGCTCGTCGTCGACGTCGTCACCATCCTCGGCGACTCCCTCTCCGGTGCTCTGGGCGCGCTCATCCCGATCGTGTCCTCGGTCGTGCAGACCCTGACCGGGCTCCTCGGCCCGATCCTCGCCGCGCTCCTCCCGGCCCTCGGCACGCTGGTGAGCGTCGTCGGGGGTGCCCTTCAGACGGCGCTCACCGCGCTGCAACCCCTGTTCGCCGCGCTCGTCCCCATCGCCACCCAGCTCGGCAACCTGTTCGGGACCCTCATCACGAACGCGCTCGCCGCGCTCATGCCCGTGTTCAACGCCCTGGTGCCGATCATCAGCCAGGTCGCCACCGTGTTCGGGACGCTCGTCACCGACACGTTGGCCACGATGATGCCGGTCATCACCGCCGTCGTGCCGATGATTTCCCAGCTGGCCACCATGTTCGGCCAGGTCCTCGCCGGCGCCCTGGGCGCCATCATGCCGCTCATCACGGCGCTGATGCCGATCTTCGGGACCCTCGCCGGCCTCCTGGTCGGGGTGGTCAAGACCGCCCTCGACGCCCTCATGCCGGCGCTCACCGCGCTGATGCCGATCATCGGGCAGATCGCCGGGATCATCGCCGACGTCCTGGGCCGGGCGCTCGAGGTCCTCATGCCCGTGATCAGCCAGGTCGCCGGCGTCCTCGCCGGCGTCCTCGGTACGGCGATGCAGACCCTCGGCCCGATCCTCGAACGGCTCATGCCCGTGATCGGCCAGCTCGCCGACACCATCGGCAACGTCCTGATGACCGTCCTCGACGCGCTCGCACCGATCTTCGCCGCGTTGATGCCCATCGTCGGTCAACTCGCCGACCTGCTCGCCGGCGTGTTCGGGACCGCGTTGAACGCGCTCATGCCGATCCTCGAAAAGCTGATGCCGGTCGTCGCCAAGGTCGCCGACATCCTCGGTGACGTCCTCCTGACCGCCATCAACGCGCTCATGCCGATCTTCGACGCGTTCAGCCCGATCATCGGGACGCTCGCGGGGATCATCACCGACCTGCTGGGCACCGCGCTCGACGCCCTGATGCCGATCATCGACGCCCTCATGCCGATCTTCAGTGAGATCGGTGACCTGTTCGTCGAGATGGCACCGGTCATCAAAGACCTCGGCACCGCCGTCTCCGGGATCCTCATGCAGGCCCTCGACGCGCTGATGCCGTTGATCAAGGCGTTGATGCCGATCATCACCCAGATCCTCGGTGTGCTCGGCCCGATCCTGATGGCGTTGATGCCGCTCGTCCAGATCGCCGGCACCCTCCTGCAGGCGTTGATGCCCGTCGTCACCCTGCTGGTCAACCTCGCCGCAACCGTCCTCACCGCGCTCGTCACCGCCCTGACGCCGGTCATCTCGGCGTTCACGTGGCTGATCGAACACATCCTCCCGCCGATCGTCACGCTCATCGAGAACCTCGTGAACTGGATCGGCAACGCGTTCTCGGCGTTCACCAACATCGGTGACCTGTTGGGCAAAGTCGGCGAATGGTTCAGCGGGCTCGGCGAGAAGGTCGGCGCGTTCATCGGTACCGCCACCACCTTTTTCTCGGAACTGCCCGGCAAGATCGGCGGCTATCTGGCGAACCTCGGGACGCAGCTATGGGACACGTTGAAGGGCGCCGTGCAACGGATGATCGACGCGCTCGCCGAGATGATCCCCAAGTTCCTCGACTGGTACCTGTCACTGCCCGGCAAGGTCATCGGCGCGCTCGCCAACCTCGGCTCCATGCTCTTCGACGCGCTCAAGGGCGCCGCCGGCTGGATGATCACCGGCGTCACCGACAAGATCAAGGAACTGATCGACCTGTTCACCGGTCTCCCGAAACGCGTGATCGACGCGATCGGCGACGCCGGCCGCATGCTCCTCGACGTCGGCGGCAAGATCATCCAGGGCCTCATCGACGGCATCACCGGCGCCCTCGGCAAGCTGAAAGACACACTCGGCGGGATCGCCGGGAAGATCGTCGAGTGGAAAGGCCCACCCGCCTACGACCGCAAGCTGCTCGTCAAGACCGGCTCGCTCGTCATGGAAGGCCTGATCGGCGGCATCGAATCCCAGCTCGGCGCCCTCGAAGACACGATGACCGCGGTCACGACCACGATCGCCCAGACGCCACTCACCCTCACCGGCGGGTTCGGCGCCGGCCCGCCCGTCGGCACCACGGGCGCCGCCGGCGCCGGCCCGGCCGTCGTCATCGAGAACGCCTCGTTCCACGACGAAGCCGACCTCGACCTGCTGCTGCGCACCACCGAGTTCGCCGTCCTCGCCGGGAGAACCTGATGCTGCTCCTGCGCCTGGGCGCCGACCGCCTCGACCTCTCCGACTATGAAGCCAACGGCGTGTATGTCGCCAAGGTCGACATCGGCCAACCAGCGGTGCGCGAGGTCGCCTACGACCTGCCCGACCGCGACGGCACCCTCGACCTGACCGCCTACGTCGGCGCCCGGCTCATCACCCTCTCAGGGCAGATCATCGCCTCGCCGGCTGCCGGCACCCGCCAGCAGATCATCGACCGGCTATCCCTGTTCTGCCGGCCCGGCGTCCGCCCGACCCTCACCGTCGCCCTCAACGACGACATCCCCCGCACGATCGCCCTGCGCGGCGACCAGTGCGCCGCACCCATCGAACGCCCGGGCCGCTGCCCGTTCGCCGCGTCCTGGAAAGCACCCGATCCCCGGTTCTACCGGGCCGACGCCGCCGGTAACCCGGTCGTCTCGTCGGTCACCGTGTACCCGCCGATGTCGACCAGCCAAGGGCGCGCCTACGCGCTCGTGTTCCCCCGCGTGTACCCATCGAGCTGGGGAGGATCCGGGTTCGCCGTCGCGCACGTCCACGGCGACTATCCGACGTGGCCGATCTACACGATCCGCGGGCCGGCGACGAACCCGATCGTGACCACGAGCGACCCGGCCGGGAACACGTCGGCGGTCGCGTTCTCGACGCTGATCCTCGGGATGGGCGACTACCTCACCGTCGACACCGCGGCCCGGGCCGTGTGGCTGAACGGCGACCGGAACGCAGACCGGTACTCGACCCTCGACGTCGCCCGAACCAGGTGGGGACCGCTGCACCCCGGTGACACGACCGTCACGTTCAACGCGCAGACCTTCGCGTCGCCAGCGCAGCTCGACGTCTCCTGGACCGACGCCTACCTATGAAGGGGACCTGATGGCCCGAACGAGAACCGCACCCGAGGGCGAAGCCGGGTTCCCGACGCTCACCGACGTCACGGTCAACCCGCTCGCCCTCACCGGCCTGAGCCAGCCGCTGTGGCTGCAGAACTCGACGTACCCGGCCGCCCTCGACCGTCAGCTGATCACCGCCGCGTTCCGGCCCGGCGTGGTTGGCCTGACCGAGCTCGCCGTGACGCAACGGGCCGCCGGCGCGAACTTCTCGGTCGACGTCGCCGCCGGCCGGGCGGTTGTCCCCGTCACCGACGCACCGAACCTCGGCTCGGCGCTGTGCGCCTCGACGGCGGTGAACAACCTGACCGTCGCCGGCGCGCCCGGTGCCGGCCTGTCGCGCATCGACCTCGTGATCGCCCGGGTCTACGACGCGTCCGTGATCGGTGGGTCGATCAACGGATGGCAGCTGGAGATCGTCACCGGCACCCCGGCGGCATCCCCGGCCGCGCCGGCTCTACCGGCGTCGTCACTCGAACTCGCCCGGATCGCCGTCGCATCAGGACAGGCATCGGTCACGACGGCGAACATCACCGACCGCCGCGTCCAGTCCTCGTCAGCAGGTGGCCCGGTCGAGCGGTTCGTGTACACGTCGCCGAACGTCAACGTGGGCGCGAGCCAGAGCTTCACGCTCACCACCTTCACGATGCCGTTCGCCGGTTCGATCATCGCCGAGTTCGTCGCGACCTGGGATACGGCGTTCGGCACATCGGCGCTGGTCGCCGGCACCGGGCAGCTGACGACGTCGACCCCGGCGGCCGCCGTCACGAACCTGGGCCTGGGTCCCCGGAGTCCCGCGAGCAGCTATTGCGGTCAGTGCACGATGTTCGGCAAATGGGCGAGCATCGCCGCCGGCACCGCGGTCACCATCGCCGGCGCCTTCGCGTCCACCCTCGGTGGCACCGACCCCGTGAAGCTCCTTCACGTCGCCGGGACTGTCCGGCTGGTTCCGTTCGAGTTCTGATGCCGCCGTACTACCAGTTCGTGTTGACCCAGCCGGCATCCGCCGGCGGGTCCTCGCTCGCCGAGTTGACCGAGGCAAGGTCGCGGCGGCTCGACTTCGGGCTCGACGACGACGCCAAGGCGTCCTGGACGCTGCCGGGCCGGCACCAGCAGACCGCGCTGATCGATGAGATCGAGAACGACGTCGTCGTCGCCCGGGACGGCGTCGCTCTGTTCCGTGGTCGCATCAACGCCAGCGACGACACAGTCTCGGCGAACGTGCATACCTGCACCTTCAACGCGGTCGACTACCGCGGGCTGCTCGCCCGCCGCATCCTCTGGCCCACCTCGACCGCCACGTTCACCCAGATCGACCAGGCGCAGATCGCCGCCACCCTCATCAACGAGTCCCAGGCGCTCGGCACGCTCGGCATCATCGCCTCGCCGGCCGCCACCGGCGTGAAGCGTGACCGCACCTACGACGTCGGATCCACGATCGGCGAGCTCATCGCGTCGCTCGGCCGGGTCATCAACGGGTTCGAGTGGGACATCTCCCCGACGCTCGCCCTCAGGATCTTCTATCCCCAGCGCGGCGTGGTGACCCCCGTGTTCGTCGCCGAGTACGGCCGCAACGTCACCGACGTGCGCCGCACCGTCGCCTCCGGGGACTTCGCCAACGCCATCCGGTACTCCGGCAAGGACGGCGTCGCCTCGGCCATCCGGGTCATCACCCCCGGCCCGGAGGGCCGCTGGGAACGCCAGCTCGGCAACCCCGACGTCACCACCGCCGGCGCCGTCAACGACCAGGCCGACGGCGCCATCGCCGCCGTCTCCACCATCACGCCCGCTTACAGCGTCACGTTGGCGCCCGGCGTGTGGGCGCCCGGCGTCGTGTGGCTGGGCGACACCGTCCGCCTGCTCGTGCGCTCCGGGCGCCTCGACGTGAACACGACCGCCCGGGTCGTCGGCGCCTCGATCGACATCGGCGACCACGGCGAAGAGCAGGTCAGCCTGCAGCTCGCCCGCTACCGCGGGAGCCTCCCGGCCCGGCTCGCCGACTACCAGTACCGCCTCGACCGCCTCGAAAGGAGCTGACCATGTCCAAGGGCAAGAAGTCCGGCCAGTCCGCCAAGGACCCGGACGCCTACGACACGATGCGCGACAAGGGCATGTCCAAGGGCAAAGCCGCCCGGGTCTCGAACGCCCAGCGCACCAAGGGCCGCCGGCCCAACAAGCGCGGCAGCCGGTAGTCAGCGCTCGGCGTCGGCCAGCTCTTCGGCCAGCCGGTCCCGCAGCGCCCGCAACGTCACGCCGGCCCGGTGGCCGTCCCGGTAGAACTGGCGGCCTGTCAGCTCGCCAGGGTCGCCGGCCAGACCCTGGACGAGGGCAAGGGCGAAGTCGGCCCGGTCGCGCTCGTCCATCGGCGTGGGCCGGCCCGGGTTCCCTGAAGGGCGGCCTTGCTCGACGAAGCGGATCAGCTCCTCGAGGCGTTCGGCCACGACCAGCGCCGTCCGGTGCAGGGATAGCTCGCGGTGTAGTTCGTCGCGCGGCACGGCCCGATAGAGCTGTCCGCCCTGGGCGCCACCTGGCGCCAGTGTCACCTCAGCGGCGAACGTGCCGTTGACGAACACCTGCCCGTTCGGGTGCACCTCGACCGCGACCGGCGAGTCCATCAGCCGGCCAGCTGCTCGTCGACGGCGGCCTCGACGTCCCGCAGCTCGGCCAGCACCCGGTTCGAGCGGGCCAGGGTGGCCTGCTCGCCGCCGGCGGCCCGCGCCCGGGTCCAACGGTCGTCGCGGCGCTCGCCGGTGATGGCGGCCTGGCGCATGTGCTTGAGGGCGAGCTTGTAGGTCGTCGACCCGGATCCGTGCAGCGGGGTGGGCGATCCCTGCAGCGGCGTGTACCGCAGGATCGTGCCGTGGTGCAGCGCGGCGTACTCGACGACGAACCGCATGAGCGGCGTCAGCTCGGCGAGGTCGGCCCAGCGCTGCAGGTCGAGGCGCAGCTCGACCCGGTTGTAGTCCTCGAACCCGGGATTGAAGCGCAGCCAGTTGCCGGCGGCTAGGTGCTCGCCGCGGCCCAGCTCGGCCCGGCGGCGCACGCACCGCCCGAGTTCCCGGCCGACGTTGCGGTCCATGTACAGCCACGCCCACGACAGGATCGACCGGCCACCGTCGGGCTCCCAGGCGATGGCCGCCGACATGATGGCGTCGATGGCCACGTCCATCAGGTCCTCCTCGTCCCGGCCGCCCAGCAGCCGCCGCGACGCCAGGTACTTGCGGGCCAGCGCGACTGGGTCCCGGATGGGTTCCAGACCGCGGGCCAGGCGCTGGCGGGTCTCCTCGAGGTCGTAGGCCGGGCGCATGCCGGCGGTCGGGTCGCCGTACCGTCGCCAGCGGTCGTAGTGGGCCTCGCACCATCCCCGGGCCATGGCCAGCTCGTCGCAGCCCTCGATCGAGCAACGCTGTGGCGGCTTCACACCGAGGCCTTCAGGTCGATGCAGTCGGCGGGGGAGCGGGCTCCGCAGCCGGCGTGGAAGTGGATCCCGAACAGGTCCATGCCGCCGGCGGCGACCATCGAGGCCAGGGCGACACCCTCGGCGAGATGGTTGAACGCCTCGGCCGTCCCCGGCGTCGGCCCGGTTACGTGACCGTCACCCGTCTTGCGGGCCTTCGTGCCCTTGGTGCGGTAGAGGATGCAGTCGCCGTGCGCCGCCACGACGTCGCCGCACACCTTGGCCCGCTCGCACATCTGGTCCGCCGGCGCACCGTGCCACTTCAACTGCCACAGCGGCACCGCGATACGCAACGCCATCACCAGCGCCTCGTTCCAACAACTGCCGGTTCCCGCTCGGCCGTCCGCCTGCAGTTTCCCGATCGCACCGTCGAGGCCCATATGCAGTTATCCCCGCCGCCGGTGGCCGGCGGCCCGGCAGATATCGAAGATGAGGGCGATCTGCTGGTAGTTCCCGACGTCCCACTCGGCGACCAGCTCGAACAGGTCGCGGGGCTTGCCGATCTCGGAGAACGGGCTGGGCGACACACCGGGCCAGCGCCGGGTCGTGGGCCGCGGCAGGTTCCGGTACCAGGTGTCGGCCACCGCCCGGCATCGCTCACACGTGTCCGGTGCCGTCGATCTTGGCCCGGGCACGGCGAACACTGTCGGTGGCCATCGTCCGCAGCTGGCCGGCCGTGCTCGTGTCGCAGGTCGTGGTCATCTCACCCGGCACCGGGGTTCATGAAGGCCAGAGCCTAGAGACGGCCCTCGCCGGCGCCGGGGACCGTTGCGTTACCGAACCCACCGTCGACGGCCGCGGTGCGCCGGCTGTGACAGGGCGTGCACCGGGCCTGCAGCCACTGGTCGCCGTCGGGGTCGACGACGCCGGCGGCCACCAGCTGCCGGCGGGAGACGGGCGCGTGGTCGGACTGGGTGGCCCGGGCGCCGCAGTCGACGCAGAACGGGTGCCGGGTCAGGTGCTCGGCCGACCGGGCCGCCCAGGCGCGGCCGTACCCACGGGCCGACGGCGTCCCCCGGGCGACCTCGGCCCGGCGGTCACAGTCGCTGCAGCGTCCCCGCCCGGGTGGCGGCCGTCCCGGGCACCCAGGTGTCGAGCAGCGCCGTGCGGGCCGGGCCGGCACCGGTAGGAATCTTCCTACGTCTTGGCTGAGGGGTGGGCGGCCCAGCCGAGGACGGCGCCGATGATCAGCGACAGCTGGGTGTCGAGGACCTGGGCGAGAGCGGAGCGGTCGGCCTCGGGCCGGAAGACGGCCAGCGCGGCGAGGGTGACGACGCTGATGAGGAGCAACGCCGCGGCGATCTTGCCGAAGATCAGCAGGAGCTCGTCGGCGGCCTCACGCCTCGGCTCGGCGGTCACCTCGAGCTCGACGGGCTCGCCTGGAGGGGTCAGGTCACCGGTGCTGTCCATGAGGCCATCCAGGTCTGGGGGCCGACGACGCCGTCGACGGTGAGGTTCTTGTCGGCTTGGAACGACTTGCAGATCCCGAGGCTCTCGCGGCCGTACCAGCCGTCGGTGTCGAGGCGCCATCCGCGGGCGGCCATCTGGGTCTGCCACTGGGTCACGTCGCCGCCGTGCAGCATCGGGTCGGCCAGCAGCAGGTACCGGCCGGGCCACGCCGGTGACGGCCCGGGCGCCGGCGTCGCCGGGCGCGCCCAGGCGTAGGCCTCGGAGATCACGTGCATCGTGGCCGGCCCAGCCACGCCGTCGACGACCAGGCCGTGAGCGGCCTGCAGGGCACGCACCGCCGTGTCGGTGTCGCCGCCGAACACGCCGTCGGCGCCCGCGGGCCCGCACGGGTAGCCCATCCCGATCAGCAGCTCCTGCAACATCTTCACGATCCCGCCCGACATGCCCATCCGCAACATGCCGTCCTGCTGCGGCTCGGTCGGGGTGCCGACGCCGGTGGGCGGCGGGATCGGCCGGCCCTGCCCGGCGAGGATCTCGAGCACGAGATCCCGGATCCGGTGGGCGTTGATCTTGCCGGCGTCCCAGTGGTCGTTGAACGGGATGTACACGTGCGCCGCGATGCCGTCGAAGCGCTTCCACGCCTCCGGGCTCATCCGCTGCGGCGCCGACTCGGTGGCCAGCGTCCCGGACAGGGAGCCCATGTCGGGCGTGTTGTGCGGGTTGATCGGCACCCCGCAGCCGATGACGTCGGCGATCACGTCGGCGATCTGGTAGAGCGTGTCGTCGTCCCAGCTGGCGGTCTCGGCGGCCCGACCGCAGATCTCCATCTGGATGGCCCGACCCCGGTTCGTCTGCCACCCGGCCCGGCCGCCCTTGAGGGCGCACGCCGACCAGTCGAGCGGGATGTACTGCACCCGCCGCCGGGTGCCCATCGGGTCGATCGTGAGGTGCGGCGCCGAGCACGGCTTGCCCTTGAACAGGTTGTTGATCCCGTTGATGCTGCCGGCCGGCGACTCCGTCGTGTGCAGCACGAACGCCCAGGCGTAGTCGCCGTGCATCGTGCCCGGCCCGGTACACGACGTGATCTGCAGGCGCTCGTACTTGGCGGCCGGCAACCAGGACTGCATCAGACGGCCGTGACCCGCTCGACCCGGTCGGCCAACGCCCGCAGCAGCCCGGGCAGGTACTCGTCGACGGCGGGTTGCAGGACCAGCGGGCCGATGCCGACGGTGACGTGCCGGCCGGGCAGCTCGTCGTCGCCCTCGTGCGTGGCGATGTCGGCCGCCCGCACATCGTCGGCGCTGATCACGAGCGACGCCGTGAACGGCCGGAGACCGCACATCAGCGCTGGGACCCGAACGTGGTCTCGATGCCGCCACCCGAATCGGCGACGGCGTCAGCCGCCGCGTCCCGCCGGCGCTGCTGCCGTTCGATCTGCGGGTGTTCGAGTGGCTGTTCGAGTGTTCCGGCGTCGGCGGCCGGCGGGTCGGCCTCGAGGCGCCGGCGGGCCTCGGCCGCCAGGTCGTGGAGGCGGCCGGCGAGGATCACGATGCGCTCGCCGAACGGGTTGCGGGCCGACCGGCCGATCTGCTCGACCCGGCGGGCGAGGTCGCTCAGCTCGCGGGTGCCGAGCGTGCCGACACGCCCGGGCACGTCGGCCAGCCCGGTCATGGCCGGGTCGTCGTCCTCGTCGCCGTCGGGGTCCTCCTCGCCGGGCGTGCCGGGCTGAGGCGGCATGTCGGGACCGGCCGGCGCCGTCGGGTCGGGCTGGTCGGGCAGCGGCTGGTCGGGAGGGAAGGCGGTGCTCATGGCCGTCCACGCTAGGAGCGCGGCCCGCCGGGGTCGCGGACGAGGGGATCCGCCGGCGCCCGGGCGCCCTGGGCGACGATCACACCCATGACCGTCACCGACGTCCTGCTGTGGATCATCCTCGCCGGGGTCGCCGTCCTCGTCCTGCTGGCGATCCTCCGCCGGGCCTGATCCACCGCGCCGGTCGCCGGCGGACCCCCGGTTCCCATGCCCGGGGGTCGTCCGGCAACGGTCACGGCCCGCCCGCCCGGTCGGGTCGTCCGGGTCGGGCGGGCCGTGCCACATGCCGCTCGCTAGCGCTGGTTGCGGACCGTCACGTACCCTCGTCTGGCCGCAGGTTGGCCGCAAGTGGCCTCAGATCGGCCAAATCAAGAGGGCTGGGTGGTAACCGTTATTCGATTCGGAGGGGTGCGGCGACCACGAAGGATGGCCTCGCACCCCAGGTGACCAGCAGAATTGATGCAGCCCAATGCATCCCCCGGCACCCCAGTTTCGCCTCGTTTGGCCGCAAGTTTGGCCGCAAGCTGTCAGGCCTTGCCCAGCTTTGAACTCGCCCGACGCCGTGCCGTCGGGCGCCCGCAGCGTGCCCTCAGCCGATGGTGACCGCCGTGTGAAGGTCCGAGAGCGACACTGGCGACGGATCCTCGACGGGGTCGATGTCCACGGTCAGCGTGAACCTCATGCCTGGGTACCCCCTTCGCCGGTGGCCTCGCCGTCCTCGGCCTCGGGCTCGGGGACCGGGCCGAGCGCCGCGTTGAGGGCGGTCTTGGCCATCGGGTCCGAGTCGCGCAGCCAGTGGGCGTAGGTCGACGCGATCGTCTCGACGGCGTCGCCGACGTAGGCCGCGACCTCCGCAAGGGGGACCCCCCGGGCGAGCATCGCGGAGACGCAGTAGTGCCGGGCCGCGTGGAACTTGAAGCGCATCGGGTCGAGCCCGGCCGCCTTGAGGGCGGCCTGCCACTCCTTGTAGAAGTCAGCCCGCGACACGACCAGGAAGGGAACCTGAGACGTCGGGTCCTCGCCCATGATCCTGCGCAGGTAGAAGAGCACGACGTCGGGCAGGTCGATGGTTCGCTTCCCGCGCCAGGTCTTCGGGCCGACCCGACCGCGGCGGGCCTGCTGGGCGTCGATGGTCAGCGTGCCGGCTTCGAGGTCGACCTGGGCGGGGGTGACGCCGAGGATCTCACCGATGCGCAACCCGCACCCGATCCCGAGGGCGACGGCGATACGGAACGAGGCCGCCGCGGCGGCGAGGATGGCGAGGGCCTCGGCGTGGGTCGGGACATCATCCGCGGTGACGATGCCGGCGCTGTCCCGGGTGTCCCGGCGAGGCATCTGCAGCCGGATCGTGGGATCCGAAGGGATGAGCCCATCGTCGAAGGCCTGCCGCATGACGGCCTTGGTGTAGTGCATCGTGAGCTTGACCGTGTTCCGGGCGTAGCGCGTCAGCAGGGTCTTCTGCAGCGCCTGCAGACGGAGCTTGCTGAGGTCGACCAGACGCATCTCGCCGATCTCGGCGTAGGCCCGCTTCAGCGGTGTGTGCACGGCTGTGGGATCAGCCGGGCTCTGCGCGGCGCGCCACACTTCGGCGAACGCCTCGAACGTGTCGGTCGAGGGCGGCGGTGGCTTGTCGGGCGGGTGTTCGGCGACCCGCTCCTGCTTCTCGAAGAGCTTGGCCTTGGTCATCTCGTTCGGTCCGAAGTGCCGGTGGGCCTGGGAGCGGTCGAGGCGCCGGGCCTCGACGCAGATGATCTCTCCCTCCTTCGGTGCGCAGCGCTCGCCGCTGCCGGCCTTGACTCGCTTGATGCTCATGTTCGCTACCCTTCTGGTGCTTGCTGTGAATGGTTGACGGGCCGGGTCGGTGCTTCGACCCGGTCCGTTTCGTTATCGAACGCCCTCGGTGATGAGCATCGGCGGCAGCATCAGGCGGCCGTCGTCGCCGTCGTAGCCGCAGAGCACGACGGGCGGGCCGAAGATGTCGGCGTCCATGCCGGCCAGGGCCTCGACGTCGGCGAGGCTGTCCATGCGGCGCTCGCGGAGCAGCTCGGCGTCGGTGTACCGGTAGATGTGCAGGACGACGCCGCCGGGCTGGCGGCCGGGTTCGATGCTGCGGGGGAACCGGTCGTCGGTGCTCACGGCCGCTGTGTTCCCGGCCGAGGTGGGCGCCGAGGGTCGCCGTCGAGGATGTCGAGGGGCTGGAGTCGCCGGCCGGTGAGGCTGGCCCACTGGACGAGCTCGCCGTAGGCGATGAGGTGGCGGCCGGCGGTGGTCCAGGTGGGGTCGAGCGCGCCGCGTTGGATGAGCTTCTTGACGGCCTCGGGCGACATGTTGAGGAGTGCAGCGCAGTCACCTACGGAGAGGGGACGGTACTTCACGCGGGGTTCCATGTTCGGGATTGTAGCGTCCCCAGCAAGGGACAGTCCCCCTAAGGGGATGGCGTAACTACATAGACGTAACTTGTCCCTCTGGAGGGAAAGTTTTCTCACGCCTCGTGGCCATCACCGGATCAAGCCGTATCAGACGGTCGGTACCGGTATGCCACGGGCGTAGTGCGAGAGGTGTCGGAATAGGTGCCGATACGCGCCCAGCGTGCATCACACCCTTGGGGACCATCCTTGACCTGGCCGTCTCCGTGTGGCGTAGTTCACGGCCGGCGGGTGACGCACCGTGATCACGCCAAGGAGGCACACGACAATGGCTCCACCACACACCCCACGAAAACAATTATTAACGACACG